AAGATTTAAAAAATCATTATAAATCAATATTATCTGAAATGATAGGAGCAGACTATCCAGACACTAAAGAAGGTAGAGCTATGTTGGCTAGACACCACAAAAAGCTTTTTAACATTTTAGGAAAATCTTCAGATCGAGAAAAAGCTGCATTATTAGCAAGATCTAGAGGAATGAATATTAATACAAATCCAGAAACTGGAGAATTATTTCTAAATGTTCCTACAACAAAAATAACAGGAACTAAGGTATCATCAGTAGTAAGAGGAGTTCCTTTTGGATCAAATCCAACCGATAAAACATTAGCTGGAGATTTAAAATCAGCTTTGGGTGGATCACGTGGAGAAGTAAGAATACCAAATCAACCACCACAAGTGGCCACACAAATAGATGCTATTCTTAAATTGCGTGGACCAGACGCTTACACAGGACCAAGACGCAAAAGAGGTTAAAGATCAAGATAAATGAAAACCCCCCATTTCTGGGGGGTTTCTTTTTTACTTATTCCAAGGTAGTTTGGAATCAATCCATTTCCAAAGTGGACCACCGATGAGTGCTCCTGCTACAAAGACGACAACAGTATAAAAAACAGTACCTAAAGTGCTTGACATTAAAAGTTCCATAGGAACCTCCTTTATAGTATTTATAGCAAAAAACTATTTTATAAGATCTCAGATTCTTTTAGTATTATTTGGATCTATTGGAGTAACCGTAGTAGTATAATGAACTGCACTAGAAGATAAATCATAACTACCCCACTTAGAAAGAAGTTCTGACATATCTTCAGCATCAACTTTTCCATCTTTGTTAAAATCAGCGATTTCACCATTTACTTCCCAATTAGACATAAAGATACTCAAATCTACACTGTCTATTTTTCCATCTTGATTTAAATCCTGTGGAAGTGCTGTCATTTTTTCTAAACTGACACTATATCCGTGTGGATTTAGTTTTGCATTAATATTATCAATTGTCTTTTGTGGGAAATTAGGTCCACCATACATTAAACCTAATAGAAGTGTTTCTCCTTCTGAATTAACAACAAATGCGGGAGAACCAGAATCACCGACGAATATTGCAGGATCTCCACTTGTATGAGGACCATCATTTATACCATCAATACATGGATCACTTTGCCACGCTGTTAATTTTCCATCAACAAATATTGCCTTTTTGAAAATTCTTTTATAAATTTTTCCATTAGAATCTTGAACCCATATATGTGTTCCATTAGGAACATAAGCAGGATCAGCGATCTTATTGTAAATATAAAATTCTCCTTCTGGAACTGGTTGATCAAACTCAAGTAGTGTTTGGTCGGAACCTATACTTAAAGTTACAGCAACAACTTTAACAGTATGACGAATACCAGATTTACCAAGAAGAACAATTCCAGATGTATTATCATTTGGATCTGGTCTTGGTCCACGGAAATGTTCACAAATAATCATATGTTTTGGAGAGATAAGAACTCCTCTGTATGCACAACAATTCCAAAAATTAACATTTTCACGATCAAATTGAACACCATATGTAATTCCAATTAAAGTACAAAAATGTCGATTTCTGGCACAACAACCAGAAAAATCAGCAATTCCATATGATTGGCAATCTGGATTATATCCAACAGGAATAGATGACTGAGTTGTGGTTGCTAAACGATCATAAAGATAAAGATCATGTATTTTTGAGTTGTAGTATTTTAGTAGTGCCATGAGATTTTCCTTTTGATAATTTGTTAAAATATTTATAAAGAAACAACCCCCACTAGTAGGGGGTTGTCGGACCTGAGATGCTATCTCAAGTGGGGTTATTGTTATGTAGTAAGATCAACAAGTTCACATTTATCACCACTACACGCATATGTCTGTGTACCTACAGTCTTATCTTCTTTTTCATAATTCTTGAGAAGCGACCAATCTACATTCTTAGGCATTTCCACAGATAATGTAGTATATGCGATCTCAGTGCATTCCTGATATGGTGCTTGACGATATGAGTGATCGGAGTGTGGTAAGAAAGAAATACCGCTAATCTCATCGAAGTGCTTATATACCCAAGCACCAACCTCCATCCATTCATGTTCACGAACAGTTATGGTAATGGATGGTTTATGTTCACACCAATGACGTTGATATGTCAACCACAATTCAAGATGTTCAATTGCAGTCAAATCATTACGAGTAATTGAACCAACTGCCTTCATTGGGAATGAGAATACCATTGTATGATCTGGTTTCATTACGCATGGTTCTGCGGGGAATCCAAGATCAATCATCATCTGACACAATGGATCCTTACGATCCGCACGAACTGTACGAATGTAATATTCGCTGTGACGAGCATGAATACCAGACGCAGCATCGGTCAATTGACTAACTGTTCCCGAAGGCTTTACACAAGTAATTGCAGCAGCAGGATTTATACCAAGTTTATCAGACCATTCCTTGTTTGCATCAATTGCTACTTTCTTAAGATCTTCTAGAACTCCAGATAATAGACGGTGATCCTTACTACCCATTAATGGATTATCTAAAATACCTGTAAGAGAAACACCAAGGAGTGCTTCTTCTTCACAATTCTTCTTCCATGTAGAAGAGAGATACGGGAAGTGGGTAAGTGATGCTTGCCAAGTACCAAGAATACTTGCAATTCGTATCTTGCGAGCAACACTATCTTGTGTATCATCCGCACGAATTACAACTTCTGTAAGATTACAGAATTCACGATCACGAAGAATAATTTCTGAACATGGATTCGTTCCGAAGTCATAGGAAGAATCACGACGATCACCTAGTTTTGCAACAGTTTTCTTTGCCGCTTCTCTATTGAAGATGCCTCTTTCACCACTTTTGGACTTATAGAGAGAGATCCATTCTTCCATGAAAATTCCAATTTCTGGCTTCTCTTTATAGGCAACTGAATTATTTGCCAAGGCTCGTTGAGGGTTTTGTTCCCACCAAGCACCGCTTTTAGCATCTCGCATTCGTTCGTCCGTGAGATTGGACAAAGAAATAAGCGCAGAGCGTCTAACGCCTCCGACAACGACAATCTCTGCGATCTTGCAAACAATATCGTGACATTCGATGGAAGTAAGCTTTCTTCCTGCCGCTCTCTTAAAAGTATCAACGGTGAATTGAAAGAGATCAACGAGGGGTCTTGGCCCCGAAGCTCGACCACCAAATGTTTTGAGTCTTGCACCAGCAGGACGTACTTTAGACACATCCCATTTTGGAATTTGACCTCCAATAAGTAGGGATACGAGTTCCCGATATGCTTTAGCCCAACCAACTTTGCTGTCCTGAACGATAATAGTGGTATCTGAATTAGTAAAGTGTTCAGCGATTGTAGGAAGTTTCTCAACATATTGTCTCTCCACACTAAATCCAACGCCAGTACCACACATGAGGACGTATAGAATTTCATCAAAGGCACGAATATTATTTACGGCCACATAAGAGCAATTATATCCTGCTACGTTATCTCGTTTCAAAGCCTCTCCTGCGGTCATTAAAGCCCGCATGGATGGCATTACCTCTAAATTTAGAACCGCTGATTCGAGTTCAGAACGAAGTTCTGCTGATAAGATATAACTTTGATTTTCCTTAAGATGTGACTCAAAAAAATCAAAATAACGCTTTACTGTCTCTGGCCACTCTTCTCGTCTATTTTCTGATTCTATCCAGCGAGAATAACGTGACTTGTAAATAAATTCCTGATACTGACTTGGTAAATTATTCATTCATGCTCCTTAAATGCTTCTTATTTAGTTGTTTCTGTTAATGTTTTCCATGACACTGGAAATAGTGGCCCAATTAGTTCTCCCATGGCCTTAGCATACTGCTGTACCTCCCATTGAGCATGGGAATCAATTCTTTGGGCGTATACGCGGCTGTAGGCCGATAGGGAGCCTGTCCACCACCATTCGGTGTACATGGACTGTGGAAGGGCTGCACGGGCCTGTTCTGGGGCTACTCCTGCGTGTAAAAGTTCCTTGTATAGATCCAAGGCATCATCACAGAAATTTTCAAATTTCTGGGTAAGATCTCCTGGGTATTTCATGACACCAGAACTACCCTGTTTTGCACCATTGGTTGGTGCATTTCTCCATAATGGAATATAGAATTGTGGTTCATCCGTAACATATCTACGGGAAACCTCATTCATTACAAGACCAACTTGGTGTTTTCCTAGTTGAGCACGAACAAAAATAGGAGCCTTGATTCGAAGCGTAATCTGTGGATGTGCAAATGGAGTCCAATGTTGATGTTTTGCCAGATAATTGATAAGTTTCTTGTCCTTTTCTGACAGGATATTGCAAGGGACATGACTATCTGGGTGATCCCATTCACTTTCCTTGTTGAAAGAAACACGTGCTGAATTTACAACAGTAAGATCATCTCCCATATGGGAAATCAACTCAACATGCCCATAATCTAAAACATCAATCTTATTGTTCATTTGGCTCCTCATCAACATAGTTGAAAACAATACCACTTACATCTTCTTCAGTATAGGTCTTTGCATAATCAACAGCCCTTTTGAAAAGATCAATATCGTTTTCCTTTACATATTTTGAAAAGAGAGATGTGAATGACATAAACGCTTCCATCATCTTTTCATCTTCATTATTATCATCGTTTTGCATATTTTTTCCAGTTATTAAATACTAATCTAGCTTCCAATCCACTATAAGTATGTTCGTCTATTATATCGTTTGGTTTCAAATTTGCAAGAACCATATCATTAATATCTTTTTCCTTGATATTTTCTGGAAATATGCAAACCTTTTTGCCATTTTCAATTAAATATTCAATTGTATCAACAACCTCTTTGTTATAAGGCTGATTATCTACAACATACACCGCATTTGTATCGTCTATCTTTTCATTCAATGTCTTAAATCCGCTCATTCCAAGTGTTGCTATAGAATTATCAATAAACATAGAATCAATTGGACCTTCAAGAACATAAAATTTTTTTGATTTATCAACCATATCGTAGTTGTAAAAACATGATCTATTTTCTTTCTTTAAGGTTATATACTTCATTCGGTTATTCGAAAATGAACGTCCTTGTATTCCACAGATACCCATCTGACTACGAATAAGAATTATGATTCTTTCTTCATCAGCAAATCTATTTTTATATGACGAATCGAATTCTTCTGCAATTTTTGCAAAATTCTTTGCAAATCCGATATTTTTCCAATGTTCTACTGGAATCTTTCTGTCCTGAATAAATTTCCTTGCCTTATGGGATTCTTCCAGTTCTGTGATTGGAATAATATTTAAATGATGTTTAATCTCAATGGGGGCTGGAATTTCTACACGAACAGTATCTTTCTTAAAATTATTTCTTTCAAGAAAGTTTTCTGCGTTATATTCTTTACTCAATGAAGGTGAGACTTCATTGATTATGCTATAAAGACTATAACCAATATTACAATTATGACACTTGTAGAAAAAACTATTATTTTTTACATAAAAATAACCACGTGCCTTATTTTTGTTTGTGGTTGAATCACCACAAAATTTACATCTACAATTTGCTAACTTATCACTTTTCCATTTAAATTTTTCAAAGTGACCAGATATTAAATTAATATATTTTTTATCAACAAATATTGACATCAGAAATTCCATTCAGAAACATTTGTTTTATTCAATGATGGCTTTTTTGGTTTTTCTATAAAGAAAGTATCAGGAGTTTCTTTTTTCTTCATTACAACAGCTGTTGATTTTTCAACATCAAACAATTTCATCTTTGGTCGATTGATTCCAATGATAAATTTACGATTCTGATAAGTATCATTATAACGGTTCTTTAATTGTTTTACCATTACTTGATTCATTTCTTCTAGTTCTTCTGTGCTAATTAAAGCAAACATAAAATCTGCTGTTGCTGGAAGACCAAAAGATTCAGAAGTATTTGTAAGATCAGGATCACTGTTAGAATAACCATCACGATTTGTCTGTGTAGCCGTAAATAACGGTACATTATACTCAACTGCAATACCACGTAATTCTTCAGCAATTGCTTTTACATAAGTATAAGAATTTACATTAGAACCACCCTTGATTCGTGATGACGCACAAATATTTAAGTAATCAATAAATATAACATCTGGTTTAAATTTTTTCTTTAACCAAAGTTCATCCAATAGAAATCTAAAATGATTTGCACTTGCGGTTGCTGTTGGATATTCTTTAATAATTAATTTACCCTTAAACCCAGAACAAGCATTCTGAATTTTCTTCTCATAAAGTTGTAATGGTAGGGTTTTTAATTCGTCCATAGTAATATCAAGAATATTTGCGTCAATTCGTTCTGCAATCTTTTCTTCTGACATTTCACATGTGATATACAACACATTTTGATGATTCTTCAGACAATTAGCAGCATGGTGACACAAGAACAATGATTTACCCACACCAGTTCCTGCCATGACGACAGATAGTGTTTTTGAAGGCATACCACCCCGTGTGATCATATTAAAATATTCTAGATCAAATGCAATTCGTTTTTCTTCTGTGTGATAAAAATCAAATCGCTTTCCATAATCCTCATAATAATCATGACCAATATGAGAATCAAAAGATACTGCCAGTGCTTTCGAGAGAATATCTGGGATAGCCGTTTTAGGTGTTTCCTTTTTCCCATCGATGATATGGATAGATTCCATGATCGCATTATAGACTGCCTTCTCTTTACAGAAGTTTTCTGTCTCTTCATACAACCATGTTAAATCAGACTCTTCTCTTGTTTGATCAATTTCATATATCAATTCAAGAATCTTATCATGATCATCTTCATTCAATGACTTATTCTTATCTACAATAACCAACAAAGCATCCTTTGATGGCAAATTATTATATTGCAGAATGAATTCTGTAATGATTCCAAATAGAATTTTATCTATACGATTGTGAAAATAATCTTTAGATAAAAATGGAGTAATCTTTCGTGAATATACTTCATTTTTAATTAGATTATGTAAGATGATTTTTTCAAAGTTCACTTGAGCCATATTTAAATTCTTTACTTGCTGCTTTTTCCAATTTTTCTAGAACTTCTTTTGTGAAATACTTTTCTGGATTTTCGTAGATGTTCTTTTCAAATGCAGTGCTTCCATCTGGTAGTGTAATACGAGTACTTGTCTTTGTAAAGACACCAGATTCAAGAGCAAGGTCAACTAATCCATAATAACGATCAAGACCAGTTTCGTAATTCAGTTTAACCGAAACAGTTTTATTTTCTTTAGTGAAGCGTGATTTATACAACTTACAATTAATGATATTACCAACAATATCACCTTCACTATCCTTATCCTTCTTCTTACTCAAATATACAATTGTTGATGCAGCATACTTAAGACCTGTACCACCACCCATTTCAGAGGTAGGAACATAAGCACCCACGATGGAGTACGTATGATTAGTCATAATCATTGGAATCTTTGCCTTTCCAAGTTTTAGAGTCAAGACTCGGAAAGTAGACTTGATAACTTGAGCACGTGTCATATCACGAACTTCTTTACCTTCTGTTGTATCATTGATTTCTTTAGAGGTTGACAACATACCAAGAGAATCAAGAACAATCATCATAGGCTTCCTATTAGATTCTTCTTCATTCAAATAATCATCTACGATTTTAATTGATTGGAATCTAAATTCTTCGATTGTTGCTACAGGAAATACAGCAACACGTTTAGGATCAACACCACGACTCTTGAACATATCAGATGTCACTGCTTGTTCTGTATCAAAGTATACTACAACGCCTTCAGGATTATCTTGAAGGAACTTTGAAAGAATACCGATGGTAAAATAAGTTTTACCAGTGGCGGCTTCTCCTGCCAATGCTACGATTTTGTTGTTTGCCATACCACCATAAAGTGATCCTGACAGAAGTGCATTTAGCATCATACTACCAGTATCAGTGAAACCAGTAACATCGCTTCCATCAAGACCATCATCAACGATAGATGCGAATTTATTACCAGAAGATTTAATCATTTTGCTTAAAAAATCAGACATGTTTTACCTCATATAAAAAGTGATTCTAGAGTGTTTGTTTTTTCTGCCTTCCATCCAATGATATCTAGAATCTTTATCAGTGGATCAAGAAATGCTTTTTCAAATTGTTTTTCACGATCAATAAATTTGTCAAGATCAAACTCTTTTGGCATTTTATTCGGGAATCCAATTACACAATCTTCTCCCTGTGTTCCTGCCAATGGATTGGGCTTTTTAAGATATACAAATTTAATCTTTTCACCTTCTGAAATTTTAGTATATTTCATACTCAATTTCATTTCCTTGATGTAATGATTATACAACAAAGCAGCCTTTACCTGAATAGGAGTCTTCAATTTATAAATTTGAGAAGAATCTCTATACTTATCAAGTCCATTTACACTACGTGGAAAAGAAATTTCCTCTACACTCATTTTCATGAATTTAGATTTGAATTTTGCAACAAAGTCAATCAATTCATTTTCATCTTTGTTGAGAATAATGCTGATGGCATTCTTTAATTCTTTACGAACAACCTCTGGAGTAGATGATCGTGAAGTTTCAATTCCCATGATTTTTTGTTTAGGTTGACTATAACGAACGCCTTCTGAATCCCAGACATTTAACATATATCTCTTTTTTGCAGTCCATACACCCTTGTCTGCAATAACTTCTCTTGCCATAACAATTCTATTTTCAAATGCATTCATCATATTTGCTAGACTGTCGAACTGCTTTTCAATATATGGCAAAATGATATTTTTAGATGATGAATCAATATAATCAATTTTTTCTATAATTGATTTATTAGATGCATATTGATTTACGACATCATCAATTTTAAGATAAATTGAATCTGTGTCTGATGCAATGATAAAATCCTTATTATCTGAATTAGTTACTTTATTAATTAATTCATTTAATCTATTTCCAATCCATTGAATAGACAATTGGCCTGACAATGTGATTGCCTCGGCCAAATCAGTATTATAGAATCTAAAATACGCATTACCAATAGCACCGTAAGCTGAATTCAATTGAATTTTACGGACTAACTGAAAATTATGATACTTTGAAATATCTAATTCTGTTTTATGCTTCAATGATAACAATTCATTATCACTCAATTTTGAAAGATCGTTCATTGTTACTTCCATATTTTTCTTGATCTTCTTTAATTATTTTTGGCGTTACTTTTTTAACATCATAAATCTTAGGATTTACTGTATGTTTCTTACGCCAATCATCTGCTTCATCAGCACTATTCCAAATACATATAGACTTATCTGATTCCCTGAGCCAATCTTCTTCTTTCGAGGTATTGGTAAAATGCAGACCATATTTCATGTCTGCATTATATCAGAATTAATTGTGGTGTCAATTATTTTATTAAAATCATGGGCCAGTTGGATTTAATTTTTTATCATATATTTCTATGATTCGTTCTTTTCTGGCAAGTTCAAAATCATGATCTGTCATCATGTCAATCAATTCATTGATATTAACCTTTGGTGTCCAAGCTAATTTACTTTTAGCTTTAGTTGAATCTCCCAATAATTGATCTACTTCTGCTGGACGATAATATTTTTCATCAACTTCAACATAATCCAAATAATTCATACTATATCTTGCAAAAGCTTTTTGACAGAATTCTCTTACGGTAATCATCTTACCAGTTGCAACAACATAATCATCTGGTTTATCTTGCTGTAGCATCAGCCACATGGCTTCAACATAATCTCCAGCAAATCCCCAATCACGATATGCATCTAAATTACCAAGATATAGTTTCTTTTGTAATCCTTGATAAATTCTACCAACTGCTCTTGTGATTTTTCTTGTTACGAATGTTTCTCCTCTACGCGGACTTTCGTGGTTAAACAAAATTCCACATGAAGCATGTAGATCATAACTTTCACGATAATTCACAGTGAGATAATGTGCATAAGCTTTTGCACATCCATACGGTGAACGAGGATAAAACGGTGTTGTTTCTTTTTGAGGAACTTCTTGAACCTTACCATACATCTCCGAACTGCTGGCCTGATAATATCGAATCTTTTTACCAGTTTGTTCTTCAAATGTTCGTATGGCTTCTAAAAGATTTAATGTTCCGATTCCAGTTGTCTCTCCAGTAAATACTGGCATATCGAATGAAACTTTAACATGGCTTTGAGCACCAAGATTATAAATTTCATCTGGAGAATATTTTGTTATAATTTTTTGAAGACTATTGAAGTCTGTCAAATCACCAAAATGTAAAAATAATTTTTTATTATAAATTTCTGGATCATTTATAAGATGATCGATTCTTCCAGTATTAAAAGAAGAAGATCTTCGAATAATACCATGAACCTCATATCCCTTGGATATCAATAATTGACTTAGATATGATCCATCCTGTCCACAAATTCCAGTAATCAGTGCCACTTTACTCATATTAAATATTCCTTATAATTTAAATTTTAGTATTATTACATACTAATGTCAATATTTATCTTACCATTTTTTGTCTTTAATTTCTTGGATACAAAATCATAGACTAATTCTAATGTTTTCAACCCAATAAATCCCATTATAAATGCAGCACCGTATTTACCATTATTCTGTATGGATTCTGGCATGAAATGAAGAGCAATTGGTGTCAAATAGTTGGCGCATAATGCTCCAGCAAATATAGAAGTTATTGCCCTTCCAGGAGTCTGATTTTTTGCTGTTAATGCTAAAATTAACGCACCAAAAAATCCTGCCATCATAAGACCAAGATCTATACCAATTCCTAAAAAATTATCAGTATTATTGCTTTGTCCCTGCATTTATGGTTCCTTATATTCAGTTATACTTAACACATCTTATATAAGGTTTACTAATATATTTATAATTTGAAATATTGCATGACCAATCCAATAACAATATACTGCGGTTGGTCCCCCTAAGACCACAAGACCTATGAATTCATCTAAATCCCAAGACCTATCGGGTGATTTCATTTATTTCTTTTTCCAAACGATGTTTTTGAAACTATCCTTTTTGCCAGAAACAGTCACATCATCGGTTGGAATCTTTAAATTCGTATTGTCAATACTTCCAGTTCTATTGACTGTTCTATTTCCGATCATTGTTCTAGAAGCAACTGCTGTCCCATCTGGTCCTGTTTTTGTTACTTTAAACTTAGATGTGCTGGGAACATCACGCACAAGAGTATCGACCACTTCTCTGTCCTTTGTATCGAAGAATCCGCGGTGTATGTGTCTTGCATTTTCTCCTGCTTTCATCGCACCAGTTCTTATCAGTTCCGATGTTCTTGTTTCGTCACCAGATTTTTCAACGGTCTTTGATGTTTGTGAACTATTTGGCACAGGATCGTGTCTCATGGCTCCTGCTTGAAGCCCACCGATTATTGCTAATCCTAGCATTGTTTTTGCAAGTTTATTTTCTTCCAGTTCTTCTTGCTCTTTGATAAATTGCTTAAATGTTTTCATATCTTTTTCTTTAATTCAAGTATTCGTCCAACTAAAGTTCCAACCCAGAAACTAAGAGCAAGTGGTAAAAAGAATAATGTGAATATTATCAGTTCCATATGTTTTGTGGATATCCTTGAATTGCTGTTATCATATTTTGAATCCATATTCTCTTTACATTTGCTCTAGACTCATCAGAATCAAAGGAGCATGGAGAAATATGAACTTGCTTGTATTTTCTTAGTTTTTCTGTAACTTTTCTTCCAGGTTCTACCGAATAACCAACGATCTTTCCAGTATTTAGTGCCGATATTATTGAATCAGAATCCACAATAATATCAGTTGCAAGATTGACTAATATTGTACCTTTACATAGGTTTAATAATTTAGAATCAATAAATCCTATATTGTTATTGGTGGTTCTTGGTAAAAGAGCAGGAATATGAATGCTAATGACATCAGCCTGACTGAATATTTTTTCAAGTGAAGTATTCTCTGACTGAGATGATTTTATATCATTGAACAATACTTTCATTCCTATTCCAGACAACATCTCTCCAAGTGCCGAACCTATATGACCCTGGCCTATGATCCCTGCGATCTTTCCATGCAGATTCAGGGTTTTATTGCAATTTTCATCATTCGCATAAGAATTATGTCTTTGCTTGGCATGAAGCATAATTTCACACAAAGCAGATTCAGCAACACTTCGTGTCACCGCATTTGGACTAGTCTGGAGAAATATTCCTTTTTGTCTTGCTAAGTGTGGACTAAAAAAATCACCATCGGTCATATCAACATTGATACCTTTGAGATTTTTGATACCAGGATGGTTGTAGAACTTCTCTGTCAATTTATCCATCTTATTTGGATCGGGAAATGGAAGAAAATCCATATTTAACATCAAATAATCATATCCTTCACACTTCTCTGCCAATTTCTCCTCTGTCATTGAATCTAATGTTATGACATCAATATCAGAAAGTTGTTTCAATTGTGCTAAATCGTTTGGTTTAATTTTCCAGATATCGTTTATCATACTGGTCTTACCAATAAATAAAACTTTGGGTTTCTTAATATTTAAGACTTCTGTTAAATACGATTTTGATACAGAGTGAATCCAATTCATACTAATATTTATAATATATAATAATATGGAATCATTTAAAAATCGTTTGAAAAAACAAATATACAGATCATTATATGAAGAAAATGAAGTAGAAAATATTCATAATATGATTAAATCTCATGGTATAAGGTTGAATTCTATGGCAATTGGACCCCATGGTGATGGTGATCCAGAATCAGAATCTAGTATGTTATTTTGGGATACACATAAAAATAAACTTCGTAATACTGATACACATTTAGCTAAAGCAGCATATCTTCTTCACGATGCATCTATAAATTCTTCAGATGAGGAATTAAAAAGATCATTACATGATATGTCTACAAAAATAATTGATAATCATTTAAATCATCTTACAGGAAGAGTAGATCCCAACCATCCTATTATAAGAAAAGCAAATGAAAGAAATAATATAATCAGATCACAAATATACTAACCACCCACCATTGCTGGTAGGTCGTCATTAGATCAAAATTAACATTCTTATTTATTCATCTTTTCCCTTACCCCAACCATTCACAGAATTAATATTACATCGTGTACAATCAAATTGATTTTTACTGACACATCCACAAGCTTCACAAGTATTTTTACTGATCTGTTCCGCAAATCTTACCATTCCACGAAACATTGTACTGCCACCATGAAAATAGAATCTGAGTGATCCATATTTTTCTTTGATCTGGTCAATCACGATTTTATCTTCAATATTGCACTTCTCATTCCATACGTCTGCTTCATGTAGAAGAGTTTCAATAATAGGAATCCAACCAATTCCATTTAATTCAAGATATGGAATTTTAATATTCTTATATTGCTTCTCAAGACGCTCTTGTTGTGCTAATAGTTCCATACATTTTCCATATTTGTCAAAAACTCTATTCTTGGCATCATCAAAATCAATCGGCTCCATTTGTTACGGAATCCCAATCAATAGAGTGTTTAGTCTCATCATTTTTCTTTACCTTTTTCTTTTTCTTTTTCCCAAATATACGATCCCAGTTCTCTGACCATTTTTTATAATCTACTGGTCTTCGTGAATCGCCTTTTCCCGCCGAATGAATTCTTGAATCTTTCATGGATTTTGATCTTTATACATTCTTTCTACCCACGATAATGGTAATTGTTGTTCGATATCACGTTTATCTTCACCGATATCTCTACCAAACAACCAGCAATCATCATGCTCAATATTTATTCGTGTGATCTCGTATAGACCAGAATCATCTTCATCATTGAGATAAACCTGATCACCGATCTTCAATGTAGTTGATTTAGTTCTCTTCATTTAAATACTCTAGTGGGATTCGAACCCACATACTCCAATCGGAGATAATCCCATTATATCATAGAGTACGATTCTAATATCAGTGGATGATGAAGGACTTGCACCTACGAAGTCTAAAGACAGGAGATTTACAGTCTCCCCCCGTTGCTGCTTGGGTAATCATCCCTTAATTTCTACTATTGTCGTAATAGTTACGAAGATCATCAAACTTATAATAAAGATCAATGTAAGCCTTACGAGCAATATTATACTTATCAATATTCTTCATGTCAACATCTACAAAATCTTTTAATTCTTTCATGTCACCAAGCAATTCAACAACTTCTTTATTGAATTCTTTCATTTTATGCAGCATATAATTTACATCACCAGAAAGATTTTCAAAAGCCTCATTTATATTTTCAGGATTTGTATTTTCGTAATCTGTAATGTCTGCCATATGATACCTCATGAATGTTCTATTCTATGACAATTAGCACAGACAACCACGCATTTTTTAATTTCTTCTTCAAGAATATTTGCTGGTACTCCTGAACGTGCTATACGGGAGATATTATGCTTTTTGTCTTGTAGATGATGGAATTCTAACGCGGCTGGGTGTAAATTATAACCACATTTAGAACAGCCTCGTTCTGTTTTGATCTTTGCAATATATTCGCAATTCTTTTTTGCTTGCTTTAGATCTTTTTTCATAGATTAAACATCTATGATTATTTATAATAGTCCATTCTCTTCATCGAAGCGAGTGATCGCTTCCAGAGCGTATTTGCTTACTTGACTACGAAGTTCCACAATCTCAGCATATGCCTCTGAAATTGTACGAATTACATCGGGTGGAAGATCTTGCCTTTTGGTCAGAACGCGAAGTTCATAGGCAATATCTTTCATCGTCGCCGCCTTCCAACCGCACCAGCAATCGCAAGCAGGGCAAGTGCCGATGGTGCAGGAACCACCGTGTAGTTGAGATTATCGATAGCGAGATGGGAACTAAATGTGTTGGTGTAGATTTTGATCTCTGTGATGTTGTTAAGCGGACCAGGATATCCAGAGGAGATGTTTAGTTTTACCCGCTGTGCTGCTGTGAGTTGTGTAGTATAGGTAAACACACCCTCCCCGTATCGGTATCCCTCTATAACTACTGCGGTCGAATTCCAAACCGATGTGACTTCAATGCTGTTGAGAATCCAAAGATCATCACGACGAATGCGGTAGTTCTTGTTCTGCTCAGAACCCCACGGGGTGAACAAAGCACGATCCCCGATGATTCCCTCATCGTATCCTGCGTATCCCCCACCACCAACGAGATCGTAGTATGCCCATTGGAAGTTGCCTTGGGAAGATGAACTTGTGAAGTGGAATCCCTCGTATGAGGAGAGGTAATCCCAATAGAATCCCGTGGTAGCGGAACTCATACTAGGAGTTGTTGGAGCAGGAAGATTCTCAAAGGTGCAGAGAGTCCCAGTTCCGTGTGCTGCCGTTGCGATAAATGCTGTTGCGATTAGTGTCTTCATTGTGTGTTCTCCTTGTAGCAGTCCCATCCTCGTAGTTCTGCGGTTTCCTTGAGCGTGTGATAAGTTTTCTTTGTATATTTACAAACAAGTCGTCTTGCTTGATCACGTTCCTTAATCAACTCCTCACATTTATCTGCGAGGATTTCAATGTTTTCAATGAGTTCTTCTTTTTTCATTTCTTTTTTCCAAGACTAAATACAAAAACTAAAGTATCCCACAGTAAAAAACATAAACTTGCTGCTAATGCTCCAATACACAATCCAATGTATACTAGAGGATAAAGAACATAGTCTTCAAAAAAGTATTTCATTTTTCGTGTCTGCATAGAATTATACCACTTCCATCACCTTTGTCAATCAGATAGTTGAGATTTGCTTCATCAGTCCAACAACCGCAGTTGAGATAATGAATCTTACCGATCATCTTATCGGCTGGTTCGTGAATATGACCGCAAATTACTCCATCATATCCATGCTTCTCTGCGTATTCTGAAAGATGCTTTTCAAAGTTTCCAATGAACATTGTTGCCTTCTTAAACTTCACCTTCACATACTTGGAAAGTGAAGAATATTGAAGACCCATCTTTTTACGTACCCAGTTATACCATTCATTGATGTCAATTAACCATTCATATCCAAAATCACCGATCTTAGATAAGAATGTTCCGATTTTGTATTTACATACCAAGTCAAACTGATGACCGTGAAGAACTAGGTATCTTCTTCCATCAGATGCTGTATAGTCACATCTTTCGTGCAGATGAACTCCACCGAAAGATTTTGACTCAGAAAAACGATGCATAAACTCATCGTGGTTTCCCCAAATATAATGGACTTCTCCGTGTTTTGATTTCTTGAGTAAGCGACGAATACAATCTACATGATGGGTCTGAGTTTCAATATCCATCTTGAATGCCTGATTGAAACGCCAAATATCAATGATATCACCCACCAAATA